TGGGGCCTTGGTTACAAGGTTCTTTATTGAGGGTCTTTTAGAGCTTGGGCGGCCTTACGGGCGGCCCTGGCGGCTTTATTCGCAGCATACACATCCGCCATGTTTACCCCTTCGGGTAAAGTAGGTGGGGGTGCATTGTAATGCTCAGGCTCCTTTGCTGGGACTACTCCCTTAATGTAAAGGATAAAACGATCCTGGGCGGCGAGAAGGTCCTTGAGGGGTTTACTGTGCCCTCAAGTTAAGAGCTCGTCTCTAACTTCATCACGAAGTTTGACGTATCCCTTAATCCATTTAAGAAAGTCAACCTGCGAACGGACAGCTTTATCCCGTTTGCGTTCATGGGAGATTTTAAAAGGATTCATTTCTGGAGGATTTTTAACAATCTCCTCCAGACGATCCAATGTGGTCTTAGGGTCTTTTATTTCATTCCCTAAGTGAAAGAGCCTTGTAATCATATTTTGTGCCACCGCATATGGTGGGGTTATCCCCAACAGCCTGATGCGAGGCAGTTTGTAAGAGACAACGTGGTCAGGTTCCCCGTCTATTTGATATATACGGGTAACCTCTTGAGAGTCGCTCTCATGGTCACGAATATAGCTTAGGAAATCCCTCCGAGCATGTGTGTTGTCTTTTATCGAACATTCTATTAGGTTCAATCCGTGAAATGCCAGAAGCCTTACCACCTGTTCATAAATGACAGGTGCTTTGTTATGGCAGGATTCAATCAAGCCGGGCACTTTACCTGCTAGCAGAGTAAAGCGCGCTTCCCTAGAGGTTTTATCCCCAAAGAGGAGTGAAGCTTGATAACACCTTTCCGAAAAACGGAAAGGAGCTGGATTGTTCCTGAAGAAGCTGAGGAAGACGCCGGGGGCCGGGATTCGGTTCGGTTGGCCAGTTCTGGCGAAACTCTCCCCAACCAGGGGAACAAGACGTCACCAGAACGTTCCTACCTCAGAGAATGCTCTTACGGGCACTCCTGTAACCTCAACTCCGTTCACGTACCACCGCTTGGCAAATTCGTACATGTTCTTTGAAACATGGGTCTTGGCATCACTGATACCAACACCTATATCCTTCAGAATAGCTAAATAGGCCTTGGCGATTCCGTTATTCCTTATAACTATGTCGTCTCCTAGGAGAATGTAAGGGATCGGGGTTACCCTCGATCCTGAGCGCTTCGAAGCTATTCTCACCACTATGTGGTGGCAAAGCGAGAAGACTGCCCATGAGGAATAAGCACCCATTGGCTGTCCACAGGCATAAACGGCGGGCCCACTTCGGCCCTCCGGCCTCTTTAGTTTTAAAGGGGCGAGTGCACTGATATGAAAGGGAATTCCGACCATGACTTCTCGTCATGCTCTCGCGAATTCAGCACCAAACATCTCCTCCAACACAATAGATTGGAACTCAACGGGAAATCTGTCCGTTGCGTTTGTAAGGTCTATGGAATGAAAAGATGATCTACTCTTTCCGACGAAACTTTTAGCATTCTGCTGAAAGGTTCGATCTTGAGGAATCCCCTCAAGAACTTTCATGATTTGTTTATGGAGTGGAAAGAGGGCATCCTGGCTGAAATAGTCCAGAATGGCGATCACCCGAACTTTGGCCTCAGGATCAAGGACAGAGCAGACCTTACGGATAGCTGGGGGTAGCTGAA